CCATTGACAAAAACCCATTGCTCTGTAAGTTCGTCAATAGAGGCTGGCATTGATGGAAAGAACGGCATAGCAATTTCTGCGTACTCTATTAGTTTTTCCTGAAGATATGTGTTAATCCACAATTGAGGTGTATTAAATACTGATGTTGATTCTGCCATTATCCCATCCTTCCTGCATTAGCAACCCACTGGTATCCAGTTTTTAGACCTAAAGATCTACCGCCTCTTTTTGCTGAGCCAAGGTTTTTCTTATAAGTATTTGGAGTCTTAAAGTATTGTAGCAAACCGCTTGAGTTTAAAAATGATTGTCTAAAATATACACCAAAGAAGTTATTAAGAACATTCTCAAACTGACCTTTTGTTTGTCCACCAGGGTTATCTACAGTTACTTCTGATGAAGTAAAAATTTCTTGTCCGTCAACCTCAAACCTTAAAGCGTTTGCTTTTTTAGGTCTAATTGTAACTGCAACCCCTTCTTCCATAATCTTTGCTTTATTATAAAAAGGTACATTTGATCCATTTTTAATTGACTGTGATTGTTTTAAAGATGAAGTAAAAGTTATTCCTATCTTGGTTATTTTGTAATCAATATCAAATAATCTTGCCTCTGGGCTTCCAACCTTATGCCATTCATAAATATGGTGAAGTAGTTCTGGAGACATTCTTGAGTTTACATCAACAAACTGTGATGCTAGTTCTGCTATTTTTGGTGCCAGATCCATGTAGAATGCAGACTTTCCTTTTTGTACTCCATCTAAAAATCCAGTAGAGTATTGCATTATGTTGTTTATTTCTTTTTGAAACTGTCTGCTATCTATAGTTAAACTCAGCATTAGACATCTACCGCCTGATTTTCAGATCTACGGATTACTAAATTGTAATACTCAATACCGCCAAAAGGACCAACATACGGTTCTTGAGTTGCCACTTCAAAGATGGTTGACTTTCCTGCACGTGGGCCTGATGTCTCTGTGTATATATAATTACAGTTCTTGTCACGAATGTTTGTTAATATAATATTTGTTATTGAGTGTGGGGCATCTAAACTTGAAATTCTTAAGTCTGTCTTTACTCTTCCAATTAGACTTGATCTTTGTGTGATATTTACATTTGGCCTTACTTCTTCATTGCCTGCAGTTCCTACAGCATTAAAGTTTGCTGCTATAGTCTTATCTATAATCCAAGTTTTCTTAACATTGCCATAAGTTCCCTGCTCAACAATTGGATAATATATATCTGCTTGCAATGGGAATATAAAATCTGGCTCTTCGCATATCATTAAATTATCCCTGGCTTGACAATGGTCTTAACATATTTGTCAAGAATCTTATCTACTAAGAAGTTACCAGTACCGCCAAGCATTGCCTTATCAAACTGAATTTTAAACTGATCTGTATTATATGATGTTACATATCTCTTGTAATAATCTAACTTGCCACACTTAAGATCTTCTATTAGCAACTTGGCTGCATACTCAACATCTTCAGGAACGTTTAGATACCCGTGGTCTACAACAAATGTGTAGTCATATCCTGATGGGAAAGATATTCCTTCATATCCGTAGTAACCAAGATCTCCGCTTGCCACTGGTAGGTTTTGCGCTGTTGACTCATATCTATTCAATTCAAGAACATCTGCACTAACTCTTTGTATAGCAGTCTTATCTGGTGTTATTATATATTGATAGTCGCCCAATTCTGGGTTTGATCTATCGTAAACTAAGACATTGTTTTCATAAACCTTAAATACTCTATAAACTTTTTCCCATAAAGAAAAGTAGTCTGAGCCGTTACCAGTTCCAACTACTGTTATCTTTTTGTTATAAAATCCTTCTGGGCAAAAGGTGTCTATCATTGATCTTGCTACTAATTCTAAAATTTTGTATTCAGCAATCTCTGATGCTGTTGTTCCTAATGTGTTTGGATCTACATATGGTCTGACTAGTTCGTAGTACTCTTCGTGAATTAATTCTTCACCCTCGCCAATTGTAAAAATCTCTACTCTGTAATTATTGTCGTATCTTCCAGGAAGTGAGATGTTGATGTTGTCTCCTGTTGACCATTCTAAAAATTCTAAAACTTGTACTGAAAGATCCGCCATATCTGTTACTCTTGCATAGATATCTACATCGCTGTATCCTGAAGGAACAACAAAGTTTACTATGATGTCATCATATGGCGGAACTCTCAATATTTCCATATTTTACTTACCAAATTCCTTGGCAACTTCTTCTGGGGTGGCTGTGCGGATGTGAGAACGAGTAAGCCACTTTGCAGCAGCGTCCTTTTCAACAATGTTATAGCCACGGTAAACCTTGCCTACCCCTGACCATGTTACATTCTTTGTTGAATAAAGTGCTACCTTTTCTTTAACTTCTGCAGCCTTTTCCTTCTTCTTTCTTTCAGGTGCCTTTGGTGCTGTTGTTGCTCCAATGACTCCTTCTGCTACTGATCCAAGTGCCTGAACTTCTTCAGGTGCCTGGTAAGCAGGTGCTTCTACAACTGCTTGAACTTCTTCTACAACTGGAGTTTCCACAACATGCTCAACAACAGGTGCCTCTACAACAGGCTCTTCTGCAACTGGTGCTTCAAAAACTGGTGCTTCAAATACTGGTGTCTCAACTACTGCTTCTTCTACAATTGGATTTTCATTATTGTTTTCCATAATTCCTCCTTGTTAGTATTATATCATTATAAGTAATAAAGGGAGCAGGAGCGTTAACTCCTACTCCCCTTAATTTTTACTGTTTACAGATTATGCATCTGATGCAGCGTCAGCGAATGCGATTGCATCCTGCTCTTCCCACTGAATACCGAAGCGAACGAAGACTGTATATTCTACAGTGTCCTTCTTTGGCTTGTATTCACGGTTTACAGTGATGTCACGCTGGAATCCCCATACACGGTTCTGTGGGAATGTCAAGTCGACATATCCTGCAGGGTAGTATGGAACTTCTTGTACGTCAATTCCGAGAACACGTGTTGTACGTGCTCCACCGAATGTCTGTGCTCCACCGTCAAGGTATGCCTGACGATTAGTTGGAGTTCCGCCAGCCTGTGAAGCAAATGCTTCAGCAACTGCGTCTGCTAGGGTACCGTTGTTCTTAACGATTCCCTGGAATGCATCTGTACCAGCATAGAACTTCAAGTTAGACTTGATAGCACGATACTTACGTGGCATTGCAAGAATGATGTTCTGCATTACGTCTGTTGTCCAAGCGTTATTAGCGACTGTTACAACTGACTCATGTGCGTCTCCTTCAGTCTTTACACGGTTTACGAAACCGTTCATGATTGAAGTAAATGCGTCTGAACCTGCACCTGTTCCGTTGATTGCAAGGTCTTCGATATCATTACCGAAAGCGTTTGTCATCAAGCGGACAATGTGATCTTCTAGTGCTGCACCTTCGATGTTATCTTCTAGTGCTTCTGCAGATACTTCCCAGTCAAGACGAATCTTCTTTGTAGTCAATTCAACCTTTGAGAATGTTGCACCTGCGTTTGTGTAATCGCCAACTGCTTGCGCTGCTGCACGAATAACACGCTCTCCGACGTTTACCTTTTCGAGTTCCATTGTATTGGCTCTCATTGTAACGCGACGGCCATCTTGGGCGAGAATGGTTGCATCCCACACGTAGTCAATAAAACGACGTGCTTGCTCTGGGCGTAGGATACCTGATCCAGCCTCACCTGAAGGGTTAACTGCATTTGGTCCAGATGTAACGCCTGATAGTGCTGTTGGGATATTTCCTAACACGCCACCATCGGTGTAATTACCTGGTACGTTTGAACCTGCTTCAGATCCAGATGCGAATGCACCTTGTCCCTGATACAGACCTGGTGCTGTTCCACCAAGTTGACCTGATGTTCCAGGCTGGTTCTTTTCTATATTTTGTTCCGACATATTGTCACCTCCTGTGATTTTTACTTATTTGTTTTTTAATTGAATAAGTCGGCTGTTTTGAGGAAACTACCGCCCCATAGGGATTTTTCAACCGTTTCAGGTTGATTCTGTACTATCTCGCCGAGATCGCCAGACTTTCGGAAAGCAGTGTCTTGCTCTACAAGTTCCACACGCTTACCAAATTCATTGAATGTATTTGTTGCTGCTGCAATATCTTTTGCAACTGCTTCAAATGATTGTTTTGCTGTCTCAACATCCACCTTTGTAGACTTAAGCATTTCTACTTCTGCCTGCAAAGACTTAACTGTTGAAACTAGATCGCTAAAGGCTGATTCTAGAGTGTTCTTGATTTCAGCAACTGAGTCAACAACTGCCTCATCTGATTTAGATACTTCTGTAACTTCTTCAACTACATCAACTGCAGGAGTCTCTTCAGACTTTGCAACTTCTTCAGATGCTACGGCTTCATCAGCCTTTGCAACTTCTTCTGTAGGTGCCTCAACTACGGCATCAACCTCTGGAGCGACCTCTGACTTTTCTACTTCTACTGATGCTTCTGTTTCAATAACTTCTGCAACTGTTTCTGTGTTTGCTGTCATAGGTTGTACCTCCTTGTTAATCTTAGAAGTATTAATGCCTTTAGCACTATCAACTAAGAATTTTATCATGTTTGTTTTTTCGCTATCCGTTTTTTCAACGAATCCTATGTTTTCCATCTGCTCACCAGTAATCGGGCTAAGTTCTGATTCATTTTCAGATGCTATAACTATTCCATTTTCCTTGTCATAAAAAACATTTTCCAAGACAGTTGAGTCACCCTTGATAACATCTACACCGTCAACTTTTTCTACTGAAACAATATTTGCAAATTGATTAGCAGGGGAATCCACAAGACTCAACTCCACTAAATCATATTCCTTAATAACTCTAATTGTCTTATCTGCTTTCTCATCATAAGCGTCGTCCCACTTATTCATTCTTCCGCCAATAGAAAAACCAGTAAGGGTTCCATCAAGAACCTTCTCCCAAGTATCCTGTGCACCCTTTGAAACGTATGCTGAAACAAAAACACCCTTATAGAACTTCTTTGTTTCTGGATCAAAGTACTTGTCTTCTTTAAAATCTACCATCTTGCCTACTGCTACTGGCTGATGCATTTCTCTGATATTCCCACGGAATTTTGCAAAGGCTGACATAGATGCTTCTGCTGTTACAATGTCATCTTGCTTGTCAACATTATCTAGGGATGCAAAACCAGAAACGATTCTACGCTCTTTATCTACCTTGGTTAAAGGCATAGACAGGCGAATACTATCACCATCTGAATTCCAATGCGCTTTTGATATAATCATGGTTATTATATTATATACCCTTTTTTACTAAAGTATCACTATTTGGACATATCGGACACGTCGTCAGATTTACGACCTTCACCCTTTGGATTTCTTCCACTTACTGTGGCTTGTCCATCAGACTGGTTGTTGGTTCTTTCGGTGTCTCTTTGTCTATTTGCATTATCATTTGCTGCTTGTTCTGGCTTTGGGTCAAATGGTTCATTGCCACCTTCGATCTGTGGAAGACCAAGAAGTTCTCTACCCTCGTTTGGCATCATAACCTGAGTCTTGACGAGTCGTTCGATAATCTGTGATTGAGCAATTTCATCTGTAAGTGTAAGTTCATTAAACTTAAACTCAAGAATATCTGTTTTTTCTTTGACAATCTTGTTGATCATCTTTTCAAGGTTTCTTTGGGCTGGTCTTGCAACCTGCTCTTTAAATGTACGGTCTTGTGAAAGAGCAGCAGCAATGGCTGCAGAGTCGGAGCCACCAATCTTAGAAAGAGGAACTTGATGTGCCACAAGAATATCATCACGGTTTTGCTTTCTGTATTCTTTAAATGATGCCTCTTGAACTCCATTTTCAACTGGGTCCATCTTAAACTCAACCTTGTTTGTATCAGAATCTCCTGGAAGAGGAATATAAAGAGTTCTGTGGTTTTGACCCTTTAGTCCAGTCTGAAGGAATCTAAACATTTTGTCTTCTGCTTCTGCAGACAACTTGGCACCCTTAAGCGTAACTACATATCTTGGTGTAGCCTTGTTTTGGAAGTAGTCAATGTTGTACTGTGAGGCAAGTTGATCTCCATGCAGAGACCCAATTGCTGACATAATATCTGGAACTCCATAAAAAGTATTTAGAGGTGAGTATTCTTTGAAGTGAATAATTTCATTAGGACGAGCATCTGTTCCAAGTGGGTTTGGATTTGTTGCTCCAAAGTTTCGGAAGTAAACTACCTTATTTGCAATTACCTGAACGAACCCATCACGAAGACGACGAACACGCATTGTTGTAGAAGGAATGTGTCCAACATACCCAATGTCTCCACGAACTGTTCTTCCAACTTCAAGGTAGCCGTTGCCAGTTGCTTGTAAGTCAGTAAATACCTTTTCCATTGTTGTAGTAAATGAGTCTTCTGTGTTTAGCGATTCTAGCCAATCGCTTAGTTCAATCTTTGCTCTTTCAATTCTCTTACGTGCATTTTCTGCTGTCTTTGGTTCTGATGCTTCTAACTTAAGCATTGTTCTTGCAGAAACTTTAAACTCATAACCAAGGCCTACAATGTTTTCTACCTTGGCATCAATTGCTGCATGGTTTGCAAAAGATGTGTCATAGAAACTTGCAAGTTCGTAAAGGTTCCATGGTGGAGTGATTACATCAAAGAGTCCATAGGCATTTCTAAATACAGTTCCTGAGTTTATCTCTTTAGACTTTGCTCCATCACGACCAGTGCTTTCTGCTCTTGAACTTTCAATATATGCTGGTGTTGCTTCTCCTTTTATAAGGCGAGAAGTTCTTCTTTTAAAATTTGCATCAAGTCCCTGTAGATCTTTGACTACATCCCAAGATTGATTAAATGGATCTTGCTTTGTAAAAGTATCGTCTTCTGGAAGTGGCGTATCTGTCTTTGCTCTAATAAAAAACTCTTTGTCTTCACTCATTAGTCATCACTTCCATACTTTGCAATTGTGTCCTTGGCTGCCTGAACTGCACCAAGATCGTTCATAGATGGAATTAATCCCTCTGCCATTCTTTGCTTTTGCTCAGAGTACTCTTCTTCTGAAATTCTTGTTAGTCCTGGTACGAAGATGCATTCTCCATCTCCTTCATCCCCGTAATATTTTGCAGCCTCTTTTAGTTTTGAAATCTGAAGGATGTCGCCCTTCATAGACTCAATGTTTAAAACTGATCCAGTTCCGTCAGTAAACCACTTACCGTTAGCCTTTTTGTAAACATAAAGACCCCAATCATAGTGCTTTTCAATAATCTTTGCACGGGATTCACCCACTTGCCCCTTCATTTTGGGCAATGCTTTCTTTTTTTTACGTGGATCTTGCATGTTCATATACTCAAGTATACCATATTAGACAGCATCGACAGTGGTTTGTTGCGAAGTTATACCTTTATATACGTTGTACTCATATCCGTTTACCGTAAACACCTTGTCTGTGTCAATAATAATCTTATTTGTTCCTGTATAACTCTTATATATTGTTTCTGGGTTTACTCCGTAATAACTGCTTGAAGCCAAGACTAAGACCCCATCCCAAATAAAGGCTGAAGACTTCCAGTAGTCCCATTCAAGAGTAAGTGGGCTTGCATACTTAACGGCAAACCATGGTCGAATCTCTACCTGCTGAACCTCTTGAAGGTTTGTAGACTGGTAGTAAGATATGGTGTTGAACGTAATGGGTCCATTAAGATTTATTGATCCAACCCTATTTTTAAAGTCTAAGATGTTTGGGAAAGATATACCTAAGAATCCCCATTCTTTTACTGTAATGACTGGCTCTTTTACAAGTTTGCCATTCCAATAAAAAGATATACCGTCTTCTAGCCTTCCAGTCTTTGCATTGATTGCATAAATTTTTGCTCTCTCTCCGCTTGGATGAATGGCTACCATATAAAACTTTATGTGGCTGTTTCTTGACTTTATCTCAAATATTTCTGTTGAACCATATGGGAATGCATCTTGGTCATACCTTATGGCTGTCTGTAGTGCTATTACTTTGTAATTTTCTGCCATAGTTTTATTTATTGGAATTGAAAGACCACGGTTAATTAGTGGATCATAAATACCCTTTAACTCTATGCCAGTATATCTTGTTAGATATAGATATGGAGAACTGCCCTTATAAATTGTAAAAGGGTTTCTGTCTTTGTAGTCATAGTAGAAACCAGACTTTTTGTATGGATATATCTCATTGCCAAATCTTGTGCCAATAGGGTTTGGAGATGTTGAGTTGAATGCTTGAGAAGCATACTCAAGGTTTCTAAGTTTAACTCTATTCTTTAATATTCCCTTTACATTAAAATCTAAATGAGTTACTATTGCAAGGTCAAGTGCTCTTGCATTTGATGGTGGATAAATAATCATATTATTAACTACTTCATACTTTGTGTTAATCCAGTTTTCTCCTGGAACAACAAAAGAATCATTTGATGGTTTTTCGCTGTTAATAAAATTTGATTCTGGCAGGTTTGTACCATTTTTAATATATTGAAAAGTAATATACGATTTTACTAAAGCATTTGACGTGTCATACTTATAGTTTTTGTACGCTCTATTTTTTAAATCATCATAGTTTAAATAACCAGTAAACAACTGATTATCTAGTGATGAATATGTTCTTTGTGTTGGAATGTTATACTCGTCATATAGTTCCTTGTAAGTCCAAGAGCCAGTTTGTTCTTCTTCAACAAATACAGATGGCGCTGGGTAATTAATGTTAAATTGAATTAAATCTAAGTCATATAACTCTTTGCCTTTTTCGTCTTTGATATATTGAGCAAAATATGTAAGAGGAATGTAGTCTTCCCAATAGCCCTGAACGTCAATATCTAATGTGTAATTTTCAAAATATGAAGATGGAGATAGAGTATAACTTGCTGTGTGCTCTTGGAATCCTTCTATTGAATAAGAGTTTACTCCTCCTGAATCAATAATTTCATCCCATTCTGCAGGATTAGTTCCAAAATAGTTATCTGTTGAATTGTATTCTACGTCAACTGTATCTGCATACAGATAAAAAACGTTTTCACCACTTATAGGAATTCCTCTTTCATTAAACAAGTGCTCAATTTTTTTATGATTTCTTGCTGTACAAAAACCAACTTTATAAATTTTTCCAGAAAAAGTTTCTGTGAGGTCTGACTTTCCGCCTATATAAAACTTAAGGGTGTTTGCGTTACCAAAGAATGATGCAACATTTCCTCCAAAGTATTTAGAAACTTTTTCTATATCTAGCCCTGCAGAAAATATCTCATTTACAGTAATCCCAGCAAGTGCATTTTCGTCATACCATGAAAATGTTGCAAGCGTTGTTGGCTCAACTGAGCCATACTTTAAACTATATACAACATCGCTATTGACTGTAGATATCTCAAAGTAGTCTGAAGAATTTTGAGACTCTATCCTAAAAAGTATTTGCTTTGTTGTTGGCTCTTGCAAAAATTTAAACGATCCGTAGAATGACCTAATCTTTTGATTTAAAAAGTTTAAGTTATCAAAATACATGTAGCCATTTTGCACTGGGCTAAAAGAAAAGAATTTCTCACTTTCATTTTGCATTGTTTGTAGTTGAGAATATAAACCGTCAATATTAGATGACCCTAAAACTATTTCTGGCAATGAATATTCTGGTGTGCAAAGCATATTGTTTTCTACAGCAAGGTTATCAATTACTGCCTGACTCCACTTTCCAATGTTTGGATAAGAGTAGTTGTTTGTATAATCTGCAAAGGGATAGTCTATGTAAACTGATGATCCACTATATGCCTGATTAATTCCCTCTGGAAATTCAACACCTTGTCCGTATATAAATCTTTTCTTTGCTAATACTAGAGGTACTTGATACGTATAAATTGCAACGCAATCAAGTTCTACTGGGGATACATCTTCGTATGCATAAAACCCAATCCAGTCTTGATCTTTTCCAAAAGAATTAAGTTTTGAAGGTAGTTGTAGTTCTGAAGTTATATAGTTAAGAGATATAACTTCTTCGCCATTTATGAGCATAGATGCATAGTTTTCTGAAATGCGAACATGCATCAACATTGGTCTTGTCCATTCGCCAACATAATAAGAGCCAGAACCACTTCCAATCTTTAAAGTAAGAAATGGCCCGTCAACATAAACACCATCATCAGAACTAATTGGACCAATAATTCTTTTAATGGTCGATGAGTCAGAGTTGATTCTAAGCCAAGCCTCCAATGTATACTCTTTGTATTGGCCTACCTCAGATAAAAATCCTAAGCCTGGAATAATTAAAGAAGGATCTCCATTGTTTGGTAAAAGTTTTGTAAGGTTTGATGCTCCATATACAAGTGGAATACCAGTGTTCTTTGCCATAAGACTATTATCTTTAACTAAATAATATCCTTTATTGTTTTGTAATCCATAGGCGTTTGCTTCAATTCCAAAATATGGACTTAATGCTATATCTGATGGTATTGATATTTTTTGAACACCCAAAGATGATGAGTTAAACTCTTCACACCATTGGCCAGCGGTAATGCCATTAACAAGAAATTCGTAATCGTCTACGCTTGATGCACCACCAATATAATTGATCTTTAATACAATTCTAAACTCTGTATTATCTTCTGGAATATCAAATGTTTCAGAGATAAAAAACCACTTGTCTTTAACCGATGTTGTATAAGACTTAAGTCTTTGAATCGTGCTTCCTGAAGTTGTGTCATAGTATTCATAACCAATTTCAAAACTAGAGGCATAGGCACTTATTGAGTTAAAAAATGCACCGACTGAGAATGTAGACAGAGTATCGTTTAAAGATGAAAAGTTAACTATATTATTGCTTATACAGGTAATTTGTCCAAAGTCATTCTCTGTAAGAATTCCTGTAATTTTTGTTGTTTGACTGTCTATAAATGGCTCGTCAGTAGTAGCATGATTGACCGCAGTTCCATTGGTTATTGTCCAAGAGGTTACATCTCTATCAGACTCATCAATTAAACTAATATAATCTGCAACGTCATCCAATGCCCAAAGAGCAATGGGATGTTCTGCATATATTTTTTCTGCATATAGGTTTGATGAACTAGACATTATAAGTCTATTTTACCACAGAAGGCTACTTATTTATTTTAATTTCACAGTAGTCAGTGGTGCAGTACATTTCTCCTTGAGCCTCAAGATTTTCTGCTCCGTCATAGATAGCAGAAAAATCAATGTGCTTTAACTTGCCAATATATGACTCATACTGCTCTTCAGTAATCTGAGTATATGGCTGTTGCGGATATGTGTGATTTCCCATTGGTAGGAACGAAACTGCCTTTAATTGTCCCTCGTACATATGCAGCGCTGGAACAACATGCTTTGACTCTGTTTCCTTGTCAAATGAAAGAGTTACAGAAACACCATTATCAGACCAGTACTTTTGAGCAGTTGCAGCAAGGGCAATCTTTTCAAATAGTGTTACATCCTTTTCAGATCTTGGATGACCTGACTTGATTGGGAAGTAAACGACTGATGTGTTTGCTGATACTACGTCGTCTTCAATTGTGTACCCCGCTGCTTTGAACAAGTGCATCATTGGATCTGTGTTTCCAAATCGAACTGCACGAAGGAAGAAGTTTCCTCCAGGTCCCCAGTGAACTCCAGGAGTTGCACCAGAAAGAATTGAAACTGATCCTGATGGCTTAACTGTTGTTACACGAATTGATTCACGAACACAAAGCCATTCTGAATACTGGTGGTCATAGTGACGAATCTTGTTGTATCCTTCATCCATCCACTCACGAACAATAGGCAAACCCTTTTGATCTGCAAAGGATGCGATACCAGTAAGTGATGTACCAATACGACGATTACGTTGCATGATACCGTTTGTTTGTGGCCAATGTGTTGGAACAAGTGTTACAGTCTTTCCATAGAGGTATGCAAACTTAAGGGTACGCAGGAAGTCTTCCTTAGATTCATGACGATTCAAGTGCACTTCTACAAGTGTACATAGTTCGTATGATTCCAATGGCTGCTCCGCACATGGGTTAAATCCCATCACACGATAATCCTTACCGTCTGGCGCATCCTTTAGTCGTCCATAATTACGAGCAA